ACCGGATGGCCGCGCGATTTTTGGTGTCCCCCCCTACGTGGCGCTCTGGTGGCCGCGCGATCTCATGGTGCCCTCCCTTTAATTTGAATTAAAGGAAATATCTTTTGTATCGTCCAATGATAATGCGTCTGACAAGCCTAAATATTCTCAACAACTTGGGCCCTAAGTTGTTGGGTCGGCTATATATGAAAAGCTTATTGGGCCACAATATTTAATTCAAAATGACTAAGCGGGATGCCTCATGGCGTTCTATGGCGGGAATCTCAAAGGTTAGACGCACTCTGAATTTCTCTCCTCGTGGAGTTGGTGGCCCAAAGTTAAACAAGGCCTCTGAATGGGTCAACAGGCCCATGTACAGGAAACCCATGATCTACAGGACTCTTAGGACTCCCGACGTCCCAAGAGGGTGTGAAGGCCCGTGCAAGGTCCAGTCATACGAACAGCGTCATGACATCTCACATGTTGGCAAGGTGATGTGTATATCTGACGTCACACGTGGTAATGGTATTACTCACCGTGTTGGCAAGCGTTTTTGTGTTAAGTCTGTATATATTTTAGGGAAAGTATGGATGGACGAGAACATCAAGTTGAAGAACCACACGAACAGCGTCATGTTCTGGTTAGTCAGAGATAGAAGACCCTATGGCACCCCTATGGACTTTGGCCAAGTGTTCAACATGTTTGACAACGAGCCTAGTACTGCCACGGTCAAGAACGATCTACGTGATCGTTATCAGGTAATGCACAAGTTCCATGCCAAAGTCACTGGTGGTCAATATGCCAGCAATGAACAGGCTATTGTGAAGCGATTCTGGAAGATCAACAATCATGTGGTCTACAATCATCAGGAAGCTGGCAAATATGAGAATCACACTGAGAACGCTTTGTTATTGTATATGGCATGTACACATGCCTCTAACCCTGTGTATGCAACTCTTAAGATTCGAATCTATTTTTATGATTCGATTATGAATTAATAAAATTTAAATTTTATTTCATGATTTTCAATTACATAATTTACATACACTCGCTCAGTTGCGAAATGAACAGCTCTAATTACATTGTTTAGCGAAATCACTCCTATATCATCTAAATACACATTGACTAAATGTCTAAACCTATTTAAATAAGTCGACCCAGAAGCTGTCATCGATGTCGTCCAGACTTGGAAGTTCAGGTAGGCTTTGTGGAGACCCAACGCTTTCCTCAGGTTGTGGTTGAACCGTATCTGGACGGTATATATTCTGGTCCTCGTGTATTGCAAGTCCTCTACTCTGTTTATCCTGAAATAGAGGGGATTTTCTATCTCCCAGATATAAACGCCATTCTCTGCCTGAGGTGCAGTGATGAGTTCCCCTGTGCGTGAATCCATGTCCCGTGCAGCCTATGTGGAAGTAGATGGAGCAACCGCACTCTAGATCAATTCTCCGTCGCCTGATGGCCCTCTTCTTGGCTTGCCTGTGTGCCTTCTTGATAGAGGGGGGAGTCGAGGGTGATGAACAGCGCATTCTTGAGAGTCCAATGTCTTAATGCTGAATTTTCCTCTTTGTTGAGGAAATCTTTATAGCTGGAACCCTCGCCAGGATTGCAAAGCACGATTGATGGGATACCGCCTTTAATTTGAACTGGCTTGCCGTACTTACAATTTGACTGCCAGTCTTTTTGGGCCCCCATCAATTCTTTCCAGTGCTTTAGCTTTAGATAATGCGGTGCAACGTCATCMATGACATTATACTCAACTTTGTTTGAGTAGACTCTGGAATTGAAGTCTAGGTGACCACTGAGATAATTATGTGGGCCTAAAGCTCGAGCCCACATTGTCTTCCCTGTCCTCGAGTCACCTTCAACAATCAAACTAACAGGTCTCTCCGGCCGCGCCAGCGGGCTTGTTCCGAAATAACTATCTGCCCATGCTTGCATCTCTTCTGGCACGTTAGTGAATGACGAGAGTTGAAACGGAGGAACCCATGGCTCCGGAGCCTTGACAAAGAGGCGTTCAATATTGGCCTTTAAGTTGTGATAACTCACCAAGAACGTTTTTGGATCTCCAGCTTTGATAATGTCAAGAGCCTCTCCCACACTTGTTGCATTGACGGCGTTGTGATAAACGTCGTCTTTGTTTGACTTGGAACCCCCAGAAACCTTGTATTGTCCGGATTCACAATAATCACCCTCCTTGGTGATGTAATTCTTGACGGCATTGGTGTCATTGGCTGACTGGATATTGGGGTGACATGGTGTAGATCTTCTGGGGTGATTAAGGTCAAAGAATCTGGCATTCTTGATGTTTGACTTCCCTGATAACTGGATGAGACAGTGGAGGTGTGGGAAGCCGTCATGATGTTCCTCTCGTGCGACTCTGATGTACGTTGGTTTGACGACTGACCACGGCAAGGTTTGAAGCATTTGAAGAGCTTCATCTTTGGCTATGTCGCACTGGGGATATGTTAAGAAAATATTTCTGGCTGCTAACCTAAATGATTTTGGCTCTCGTGGCATTTTTGTAATAATGGCTTAGGACACCGCTGGTGTCTCTCAACTTCTGTGCTATAATGTGGTGTCTTGGTGTCCCATTTATACATAAAGCCTTCTGGGTAACTCCAGGGGCAAAAGCGGCCATCCGCAATAATATT